GAATGCTATTAGACAGCTTGAACTAAACAAAGAATTTATAGTTGCAGAAGTATTAAATCATGTGGACAATACATTCAAAGATAGAGTAACTGGTATTGATATAGGCGCAGACACTGTTGAAATCTCAGATACTAGTTGGATGTCAGTAGGTATGCCTATTAAATTTTTCAACGATGAAGATGCAGGAGATTCTACTGATGCAGTAGTCCAAGCTAACTTGCTAGAAACACAAACATACTATGTCAAAAATATTACAAGTGCAACAACATTCCAAATTTCAGATGAACAATATGGAACTACAAGTGTTTTAACTAGCTATGGTGAAAACTTTGTTGTTCAAAAGGCATACGAATACAATCGTACATTGTGTGCAAGAGACGTAAGAGAATACATCGAAGGAATGAAGTGGGATCTACAATGGCCACAAGATTGGAAACGAAATTACAGCATGACAGATGTTTCACTTGATGCAAATGGAACCACTACAAGCACAACTTTAAGCACTGTATTGTATCTTCCTGCTTTTTATAGAAGTAGTTTAGCTGCACGTTACTATGTAAATAGTGTAATTGGATCACAGGAAGAAGATTTCTACTATTTAAGAAATGGTACAGGACTACGCCTACAAACATTAGATGGATTAAGAGGAGATCTAGGTCCTGCAAATGCGTATGGAACTAGTCGTCCAACAGCAGGTGCTTACGCATCCTTGGATCCAGGTTGGGGACCAAATGATCAACGTGTTTGGATTACAGCACGTTCACCGTATGTACAGAACTGTACAACATTTGGATTTGCAGCAATTGGACAAAAGATCGATGGAGCATTACACAACGGTGGTAATGACTCAATTGTATCTAACGACTTTACACAGGTAATATCAGATGGTATTGGTGCATGGATTACAAATAATGGTAGAGCAGAACTTGTATCAGTGTTTACATACTACTCACACATAGGTTACCTAGCAGAAGCAGGCGGACGTATTAGAGGAACTAACGGTAACAACTCATATGGTACGTTTGGTTCAGTAGCAGAAGGTGTTGATCCAGATGAAACTCCTGTAACAGCTATTGTTGATAATAACAAACAGTATAATGCTGTAGTATCTAATGTATTCACCGACGGTGCAGATGAAATACTACAACTAGAATATTCACATGCTGGTAATGATTACACAGAAGCAACAATTAATATATTTGGAGCAGGTGATAGCGAAGAACTTGTACAAGAAGATTATAGAGATGAAGCAGTAAACAATGTAAGAATTATTGAAGTAGATGATTCAACAGGTAATCCAGATGCAACAGCAGGTGGTAGCGGTTATTTAGTTGTTACTAACACAGCTCAAACAGGTACTACAAGTAGTATTACGTTGGCTGCAACAGACGGTAATTTGTCAACAGCATATCCTGGAATGAAATTATATATTACAGGTGGTGCAGGTGTAGGACAATTTGGTATAGTTGACACTTACAATTCTGGTTCAAAACTAGCTACAATAGTAAAAGAAACAGATGGCACAGCAGGCTGGGATCACGTAGTGCCTGGCACAGCAATAGTTGCAGCAAACAGTTCTTCAACTTATTTAATAGAGCCAAGAGCAGAATTTACAGCACCTACAAAAACAAACAGCCAAGAAACTGGAGCTTCAAGTACATATAGTGCAATGGAATTTATCGAAACTTCCGCAGAGTATACAGGTGTAGGAGTAACTACTCAAAGTGATGGAACTGGCGTCACATTTGATGTAATAAGAAATGGTGAAAAGTATTACGTTACAATAAATGCCGCTGGAACAGGCTATACAAGGCTAGACACACTAACAATAGTTGGTAGCGATTTAGGCGGAGTTGATACTACGCATGATATCACAATTACTATCACGGCTGTCAATGCAGACACTGGAGCAATTACAGCTTTTGATTTTGCAGGTATAGGAAGAAAAGGATTGTTTGTTAACTTACCTGCAACAGGAACAGCAGGACAATCAAGTGTTGATGGAAGTACATGGACAGCAAATACACTTTCTACAAGTGCAAGCTGGACAGATTTAATTTCTGGTAAAGTAGACGATGGTACAACTACATTTACTCAAAGTTATGCTGTTGCTGTTGGTGTAACTGGCGGCGCTGTTGTAGCAAATTACAGTTTAAATGGAACAACATGGACTGCGTCGAACCCATCAGGAATTAGTGCAACTTCAAGAGCAGCAGGAGCGTTTGGACAAATAGACACAGCAATTTCAAGAATAGTTATTATTAGTGATAACGATCAAGATGTAGCATATTCAGACAATGGAGGTCAAACTTATATTACAACCTCGTCTGCACTTCCTTCAACTGGATATAATGATATTGCTTATGGTAACGGATTATTTGTTGCTGTTAAAGGCGGAAGTCAAGAAATGGCATATTCAGAAGATGGTATAACATGGACTACAGAAGCAACAGGCATGCCTAATACAAATGACTGGAATAGAGTGGTATTTGGTGCTGGAAGATTTGTTGCTATTGCAAGTGATAGTGATACTATTGCATATAGTTTAGATGGTAGTAACTGGACAGGTGTAGCAACTGCACTTGTATCAACTACAGTAAGAGATATAAGTTACGGTCAAGGTATGTTTGTAGTTACAACTGATGATACAAATCAGGTTAACTTCTCGCAAGATGGCGTATATTGGCCAAGTGGAGGATATACATTATCTAACACATATACAGGTGGATTAAATGCTATAGCATTTGGTAACCCAGATAGAAATCCAATATTTGTAGCAAACCAAAATGATGCAGGAACAAATATTCTTAAAGCAAAAATTGGTGCTACCACAAAAGGAAGAGCAGGCGTTGCTAATGAACAAGTATTTGAAGTAAGAATAACAGACCCAGGGTCAGGATATGGATCAACTTCACCTACCCTAACAATTACAGATCCTAACAATATTAATGATGTACTGACAACAGTTAGGTTAAATGATGGTGTGTTAGCACAACCAACATTTGTATCAAGAGGTAGCGGATTTATAACAGCTACAGCAGAAGTTGACGCTGCAACCAGTAATGGTTTTGCAGACTTCTTACAAGATGGACAATTTATTGCTGTAAGAAGATTGAGTGCCACACCAGTAAATGGATCAAACGTTGTGTTTGATGATTTGCCTGATCAAGTGTTTAAATTGGTTAACACTGTATCACTTGTAGGTCTTATTGACGGAGATAAAACTGCTTTCTTACAAATATCTCCTCCTATGGAAATTGAAGATGCAGTAAGTGATGAAAATCCAGTCACAATGCGAATTAGATTTAGTCAAACACGATTAACAGGTCACGACTTCCTAGACATAGGAACAGGAAATTTTGCTGATACGAACTATCCAGGAGTTCCTGTAAATGAGCCAAATGCTGATAATGAAACAGTAAGTTCAAACGGTGGACGAGTGTTCTTTACAAGTACTGACCAAGATGGTAACTTTAAAGTTGGTGATTTGTTTAGTATTGAACAGTCCACAGGTGTTGCTACTCTAAATGCTGAAGCATTTAACATCGCAGGACTACAAGAACTTTCACTAGGTGAAGTTACACTAGGTGGAAACTCAGCAAGTATTACTGAATTTAGTACAGATCCGTTCTTTACTGCCAATAGTGATACAGTTGTTCCAACTCAACGAGCTATTAAAGCATACATTGAAGCACAAATCGGTGGAGGTGGTGCATCTCTAATCGTTAACAGTGTTACAGCAGGTGATGTTTTCATAAACGGAACACAAATTACAACGGTGAGTGGAGCATTGATAAATATAAAAGCGAACGTGAATTTCCAAGGCGCAGTGCTTGGTACACCGTTAGCATACAATTACTTTTTAAGATAACATTGGAGGAAAAACAAAATGGCAAACGGAATTTTAGGTACTTCAGAAGTTCCAGCTACAACACTAACGACTGTCTATACTGTGCCTGCAGATACATTTTCAGTTGTTACTCTAAACGTAGTGAATAGGTCTACAGCACCTAGAACAGTTAGAGTAGCACTATCAGCGGCAGCAACACCAGACCTAGCAGAATACATTGAATATGATGTTGAAATTCTTGCAAACGGTGTACTTGAGCGCACAGGATTGGTTTTAGATGCAACAAAAAATATTGTTGTGTATGCAGACAGTTTAGGTTGTTCAGCAATGGTTTTTGGTTTAGAGACAGCAACAAGCTAAAGATAAATATAGTAAGGAGAGTATTAAATGGCGAGAATAGTAGCAAAAGGTGTTCAACCAACTCCTACATTTGTTAAAATGCCAAATGTAGAAGTTATTGCAAACATCGTTGCGGATTCAAATAAAGCATATTGGATAGATACATCTGTTGCTCCGATAACATTAACCTTACCAGCAAATCCTTCAATGGGAGATATTTTAAGAATATTCGATGTTGAAAATACTTTTGATACAAATAATTTAACAATAGATAGAAATGGTAAACCTATTATGGGAGCAAATGACAATCTAACAGTTAATATCGAAGGCAGTGCATTTGAAATTATTTTTTACAATGATACTAAAGGATGGAGATTGTTTACAATCTAAGGTAAGGTGAGTGAATGGCTAATTATAACAGTTTTAAGAGAATAGATAGGCAAGCTATCGTTGATGGAGCAGTGCAAGGCGTAGATATTGCACCTGGCGCTGTAAATACCAACGAAATTGCCAACAATGCTATAACTAGCGCAAAGATAGAAGACACTTCTGTTTCTAGTCCACAACTTGGCGATCCAGTAGACTTATCAACAAAAAATATAACATATAGACCTTTTATAAATGCTGATTTTTCTAACAGTGCAAATATTGCGCAAGACAAACTAGCGTCAGGTGCAGCCGAAGTAAATCTAGGATACACACCTTTATCTACAGCCGGTAATAATGCAATGGGTGGAAGACTTGCAGTTGCTAATGGTAGTGCAAGTGCTCCTAGTATAAGAGGTAGCGATGCTAACACTGGGATTTATTTCAACAATAATGAAGTACGTTTTAGTATAAACGGAAGTGATGCATTACAAATTGACAGCTCGGGTAGAGCAATGTTTCCACGAAAGCCAATGTTTGCAGCTGTAGGACAACCAGGATGGTTGTACACAAATAGCTTTGGTGGCGGCGTAGGACAAAAAGAACTCAATAGCACAATGAATTGGAATCTTGCCCATCAATACGGCGGCAGCAATTTCAACACCAGCAACGGACGTTTTACTGCTCCTGTAAGCGGATGGTATCATTTTAGTACCATGTATTATTTGTATAATAATAACAATAGTACAAGTAGTTACATCCATACATTCTTTATGAGAAATGGTAGTGTAAATACAACTCCTAGCAGCAGAATTCCTTATAATATTAACATGCACGGAAACACAAACAGTCACGACGACGGTGCTTGCTATAATAGTATACAGTATTTAAACAGCGGCCAGTATGTAAGTCTTGCTTGTAGATGGCATCAGAATAATTCGAGAATACATGCTGGGCATCAAATTTTTAGTGGACAGTTGATAGGATAGAATATGGCAAATTACAATAGTTTTAAAAAAATTGATTCAGAAGCCATAATTGATGATAGTGTTGCAGCAAGTGATATAGGTGCTGGACAAGTTACTTCAGCAAAAATTGCATCTGGAGCTGTAAATGCAGATAAATTTGCAAGTGGTTCTGTTTCTGGTGCAAAACTAGGTAGTACTCTAGATATATCAGGAAAAAATGTTACTTATAGACCTGTAGTTGACGGCGATCTAGGCACCGGCGCAATCGCAGGAACACAAATGGAAGACGGAGCCGTAATTGATGCGATTGGTTATACTCCTGTTAACACAGCAGGTGATACTCTAACAGGGCAACTTGTACTTGCGAACGGTACTGTTCTTGCTAGTAATGGTAATCCTGCCAGCGGTGTAAGAATAGATGGACAAACTATAAATTTAAGAGAAAATGGCACTGATCGATTTTCTATCAACAGTAGCGGACATCCAACTCAAAGCAATCACCCAGCTTGGGAAGCTAGTGGACGCGGCGGCTGGCGGTACGGAAACAATTACGATGGTGCACGTAACTGGCGCGAACTAGACAATATGGGTTGGAACTTCAATACTAGCGGGGGTATTACAACTTCTAACAACTGTCGTGTTACTGTTCCTGTGGCAGGTTATTATTATGCGTATTTACAAACCTATTGGTACAACAACTCAAACTCAACAAACGGATATACACACTTTAAGATTGGGTTGAATGGAGGCAATGGCGAATTAAGTGGAGGCAGAACAAACCACCAAATGTATGCATATGGATTACGTAACAATTATGCTCCGGGAATTATGACGTCTTATGTTAGATACTTAAATGCAGGACAATACCTAACACCGCTTCCATATTTTGGTGGAAATCAAGGTAGACATCACGGTAATCACAGTTATTGGTGTGGATATTTGATAGGATAAGTTATGGCAAATTATAATAGTTTTAAGAGAATAAATTCAGAAGCAATAATTGACGGCGAAATTGTAACATCAGAACTAGCAAATAATTCTGTAGGGCAAGATCAACTTGCTGATGGTGCTGTAACAGAAGATAAGATACTAGATGGTGCAGTCACTGATGGAAAATTAGCTAGCGATTTTGACATTTCCACCAAGACAGTTACCTACAGAACTATTGTAAATGGAGATATTAATTCTAGTGCAGCTATTGCTGGAGGAAAATTTGCCAGTGGTGCTATAGAAGGAAATTTAGGTGGAGCACCTCTACCTACCTCCGGCGGCACAATGACAGGACAACTCAAAACTACAACAGGTAGCGCAGGTGCTCCTGCTGTGTATAGAAGCGGTGATGGCGATACAGGTATAAGTTTTAGCGGAAATAGTACAACAATTTCAGCAGGTGGTCAAACAGCCCTTGTTATGAACTCCAATGATAATCTTACAAAACCTAACAGCGTTGCATTTCACTCTCCAGGAACTAGTGGTTGGAGATATGCAAATAGCTATGGTGGCACAGGATGGAGAAGTTTGAACGGTAACTTTGGTTGGACTGGCCAACAACGTGGTGGAAGTAACTTTAATTACGGCAATGGAAGATTTACTGCTCCAGTATCAGGATTTTACCAATTCATGTTTGAAACATATGCACGTAATGATAGAAACAATAACCAAGGATACTATCACATGAGCTTTGGTGTTAACGGTGGAAATGCTATGGTAGGCGGACGCACACCACACGGTATATACGGTCATTCTAACGCACAAAGATATTATCCAAATGGCACACATGTGGATTTAGGAACTTATTTAAATGCTGGACAATACGTAGAAGTGCGTGTATTCTGGCACAACAATCAAACACGCTTTCATAGTGCTCACAGTGTGTTTAATGGTTACATGATTAGCTAAATAACTATGAGGACAAACTAAATGAGAAATATAGTATTTGAAATTACAGACAACGAACAAAAAGTTTTAGATAGATATTGCATGGACCCACAAGAATGGATTGAAAATGCAGTAAATCATCTAGTTGAAGGTGCAAAAACACAAATTTATGATTCAGAAGTTGAAAGAATTCTAGCAGATCCTGACGTTGCAACACTTGTAACTGATAGAAATGAGATAGTTAATATGTATAGTGGTCCTTTAAAGGGAAATCCAAACGGGTAAAGGAGATTTATTATGACAGTACAATACACAGTTCAAATAAGTGATGCTGATTACAAAGCTCTATGTTATGTAACTGAGAATCCTAACACATACGTTGACGAACATGTAACCGAATATATCCGTCAAATGAAGGAAGATTTAGTAAAAGAAATTCTTAAAAGCGAACTTGCTAAACCAGGAATGAGATCTATACCTGCTGACAAAGAAGAATTAATTCGTACAGCAAACGTTAAAACACAAAAACAAATCGTCAGAGAGGACACACTGCGCATGGAAGCAATGGTTATAAGTCCAGATGCACATGATTCTGATATTGGCGAAGCTGTTGAATTACCAGAATAATAAAAGATTTTTATTGTATTAAAAAAGCCGCTATATGCGGCTTTTTTATTCTTCTATATTAGATATTTTTTTTAATTTAAACGCAACTGTTGTTCTTAGAATAGGACAATGTCTTGTAGGTTCATTCGCTACATGGGGTATGTTACTATCAAAAACTATTGCCGTGTTACTACAAGGTAAAATACTTGCTACACGGTCTTTAGATTTAATTACAGTATGTCCACCCCATTCAGGATGCCATACATGATTTGCATAATATATTACAGTTAAATCATTTTCACTATCTGAATCAATGTGCATGTAACCTGGAAGACCATGCGTTTGTCCGTTGGCATAGACCCTGACCAGTTCAACATCAATTTTGATCAAATCTTTTATTACATTAAAAAATTCTTCTGTATAGAATTTATTATTAGATAAATCATGAAACCAAAATTTTAATTGATCGTTTGCATTTGAAATACCTTGGAATTTATAATCTGCATTTTGCAAGTATTCAGCTTGTTCGTGAAATTCTCTAGCTGATAATACATTATCAAACTGTAGTAAATTCATTTACTCCTCTGTATTAGTTGAGTCTTCTATAGCATCTTCTTCTATAGCATCTTCTTCTACAACATCTTCTTTTTCATAAAAATTCTTTCTTAGATATTCATAGTGGCTATCTGCGTCATTAGCTAGTGTTTGGATATAATCTTTCTTTTGATCCCAATAATCTTGCAACTGTTTAGTATATATTTCTGGTGTTTGTCCTTGTCTAGATACAATCAGATCTTCTAAAACTTTTAATTGCGTAGGATTCGCAGGTATACAATTATTTCCTACAAAAATATCTGGAATACCACCCATTGACAAGTCTCCTTGCATGGAATGAGACTGCAATAGTGCATTTGCCATCACAGCAGGTAAACTTTCTATACTATTATTAAATTTAGGATCATCTAGTCTAGGGTCCATTCTTATATACTCACCTGCTTGACGCCAGTATTCTGTATCTCTGCGTGAAGATAGAGTAAAGTGATATGCTACAAAGAATTTAAATCCTGTCATAATTTGTTTTACAACATAGTTAAAATGGTCTACATGTACTCGATTTACTTGTTCATAGTGCAGTGTCTCGCACAGTCTAAGTAATATTTCTTGTACACTTAATAGACCTGTAGATTCTAAAGGTTCAATAAAACCATAAGATAAGCCTACACCAACTACGTTCTGAACCCAACATCTATGCATTACTCCGTTACGTATATCAATATGATCAAATTTTTCAATTTCTTCTGAACGATCAGGCTTGTGCAATTTCATTCTATCACTATTAAGATATTCTTTAAATTCTTCTTCAGCTTGTTCGCGTGTTAAGAATTTTGGATCGTATACATAACCTGCACCAATTCTATTGTATAATGGAATATTCCAAATCCAACCATTATTCCATGCAGTACAGTTAGTAACATTTTCCATTTCAAGTTCTTTATCTGTGTAAGGAACATGGCAAGTGACAGCACGTTTGTTAGGTAACCAATCTCCAAAATCTTCAAAGAAAGATTCCATTGTTTCTCCTAGCAATAAAGATCTAAAACCCGTACAGTCAATGAATAGATCTGCTTCAAGTTGATCACCGTCGTCTAGTTGTATATAGGAAACATATCCTTCTATATCTTTTTCGATTTTTTTGATTTCTTTTTTCACATGCACTACGCCATTGGGTAATGCAACTTTATCACGTAATACGTGTCCAAATTGTATAGCATCAACATGATAGGCTACATCTGATTTCCAACTAAAGTTAGGCAACTGGCCATCTTTGTTGTCATAGATCTTGTTATCATATATAAAAGGCATACAACTATAAAATGACTCATAAAAGTCGTTTTTAGGTGTTTCCGGATTTAATGCTTTTTTTACATACCAATCTGTTGCACCTGCTTGAGTGTTTTGCATATCTTTTACACCAAATGGATAGTAATATGCTTCACCTTTTTTATAGAAGTCGCTAAACTTAATACCTAACTTATAAGTTGCTTGACATTCGGGCATCCAGTCTTCATCTTTTAAACCTAGTAGGTCTAGAAAACTGTTTATAGTTCCTAAAGTTGATTCTCCTACACCTATCACAGGAATATTTGGAGATTCAACTAGTGCTATCTCTTTATCAGGAAATTGTTTTGATAGTACAGCGGCTGTCATCCATCCTGCTGAACCACCACCACAAATGATAATTTTGTTTATAGGTCCTCTCATTTTTGTATTATTCCTTCTTTCTTTTCGTTAATTGTTAACCAGTTAAATGCGATAGTAATTCTATCGTCGTCTGTTGTATTTACTTGAACTCGGTGATCCAACCATCCAGGAAAGAGTATAATCATTCCTTCTTGGGGTGGATAGTAAATTTTTTCAAATGCTTTTTTACCTGCCGGAAATAGCCCTTTTTGCGTAAACTGAACGGGGTTACGTATCATTAGATCACCGTCTTTTGTGTTGGTTTTGTAATAATATACTCCGCTAATAAAACTATCTGTGTGTGAGTGCCATTCTTGGCTTTCTCCTCTAGAAGTAATATTAAACCAACTATGACTCATAAAAATATCATTGTTTATAAAAGGTTTTAATTGGTCTACATATGCATATGTGTGCTTTTGGATATAGTTTTCTAGGTTTTTTAACCCATAATCGTTTATAGTATTCCATCTGTGTGAAATAGTAGTTTGTACAGGATCTTCCCATCCTTTGGGAGTTTCCCAAGAATCGTTTTCTTTAATCTCGGGCAATTTTTGTTTAATTTCATTCTGGATTAAAAAAGTCTCGTCAAAAGATCCTTTATGCACATATACAGGAGTAGGAAAAATCCATTCAATCATTTTTTATTCCGTTCCTTAAATTTTTTTGTTTTGTAATAATTGCTAGAAAAAGAAAAATGATATCCGTCTTTGCTAACAAACTCTTCTGCACTTACAACATGCATTTTTATTTTTATATTTTTGTCAGATAATGGAATACACTGCACTAATGGATCGCCAGCATTTATCATAAAATTATTAGGATATATTTTTTTAGAAACTACCATGTTTACATTTGTAGTAGATTGATGTTTGTACTCTACTATTCCGTTAGGCACAAAATAATTGCTTTGATGATGATTCCAAAATGAATTTGTAAATAAAAACTTAACACCTGTTTTTTCTTTAATCCTCCAAGGACTAACTAATTTTATATGTGCATACCCATCTAATCCTGTACCCCACTGAATAGGGTTATGTTGGTCTGCAGCATCATCTGGATATGTTGAAGGAATACCGCTATTGATTTGTATTTGAAAATCTCTCCAAGCCTGTATAACAAATCCCGATTTGAAATAGTCCACAACACCCGGACATGTTTTCATTGTTCCTCGATTAACACCTTGAAATTCTACGGTGGTTTCTAATTTTTTCCACCAATTAGGAATCATATTTTTTGATTCAACTATAGGAAACAACTCTGGTAAATCTGGTATAACTGTAAAACAATCTAATAATATCGTAGAAGGCTTGTTAAAAATACTAAACATGTGTATACTTACCTGAATTTTTTTCTGCTATGAAACAACCTGGAATAGGTTCCGTGCCACAAGTTTTTTGTCCAATACCTAAACTTATTTGCGTTGGTATAATCATCAAAACTAACTTCCATCTTCCAATCATCTCTCTTAAATGGATATACTACCATGAGAGGTTCTCCTGGTTTTATAGTAAATTGTTTTTTAAGACCTACTCCTACAAAATTTACAGCATCATCGTGCTTATCTGTATCTACTATAGCAGGAAGCATTTTATAATTTTTATTCAATGTGAAAAATGGTTGATAAAAATGACAACTATAACCTGGAGGAGTAATAACCTTCCAAGAATTACTAAGTTTAAAGTAATGACTTTTAGCTTCGTCCATAACAACAGGAGCCTGTTGAAAAGGGTGTCCTGCCACATATTCTGAAGCTGGACAAACATTATGTGCGCGAAGTATACCGTCTCTATCTTCCTGGAATCGTATATCAGTATCATATGAATTTAATATCACATAACCGCTTGTTAAGTAATCAAGTACAGGCACACATTTTTTCATTGTAGGAACATCTTTTTGCTGTACGTCTCCGTCATCGTGATCGAAACTTAACGGAATATCCTTATACCATTTTGGAATAATTTTAGAAACAGGCACTGGTGGATAATGTATCTCAGCTGATTTATCATAAGTTACAAATTTAATAAGTTTTTCTGACATTACTTATATACCTTCTTTGTTCTAAATAATTTGGTGTATGCACCTCTTATGTAATGAAACAATTGACTATACATCCTTTCAGATTTAAGAGTCATTTCCCAATTATCTCTTTTGAACGGTACTATTTGTACTAGTTTCTCACCTGGAAGTATTCTCAAATCTTTTTCTTTAGTATATGCCATTGTTGTAACAACCCAGTCATGCTTATCTGTATCAATAATACCAGGCATAATTGTAAATTTAGAATTAAAATCATAAAATGGTTGCATAATTAGACAACTGTAGCCAGGCGGTGTTACTACTTTATATTCTGTCTCTATTTTAAAGTAAGCATATGGACCACCGTCAATAGGCATACATTCCTTAGCGTATACACTAGGATTAATTTTTCTTAGATTTGGTCTTTTGTTTTGTGTAGTTAACTCTAAACCTTTTTTAAATTGCACAACTTTTTCTTTTACAAATGTTTCCCAAGGATTGTGAATAATATATCCACTATTCATCCAATCCATTACAGGAGCACAATTAGTAACATTAAATTCGTTATTGTTATCTATACTATCTAACCACTTAGGAAGATCTTCCGATATGGGCATCGGCGGAAAATCTTTCATAATCTGTGGATCGTCAGTGTAAAATTCTATTTTTTTCATTATATTTTTGCCCTTACATTTCCAGAAACTGAAATCCTTGTATTATCATTATAAAAAGGATATACCTGATGATGAAGTTGAGCAGGAAAAACGCAAATTTTGCCCTCCCAACTAGAATCGTCTGCCAATCTCGCTGTTTTTATTTGTCCTAGCATATCTGTGTAAACAAATTCAAATTGACCTTGATAACCTTTATTTAAACTAAAAGATTCATTGTAATTTGTGCTAATTATATCTGTAGCTTTGTAAGGTATTTGTACCCAAACAACAAAACTAAAAATTCCACTATGTCTATGCAAAGGAGTATATTCTCCAGGACGCTGATAATTTATCCAAAATCTTTCAACGACACAATCCCAATTTTCCGGTTCGTTTTCGTATTGATTAAGAGTGTACATATATTCGGGGTATGTTTCAACTAACATTCTGCAAATCGATAAGAGTTCTCTTTCTAAACCATCTTTACTTTTAGTAGGCTGTTGAAAAAATAAATCTTTTGATACATCTTGATGATACATTTCAAGTAAATCGCCCGACCTTTTACCCCAATCTTTTTCTAAAATTTTTAATCCTTCTTGACAATCTTTTTTTAATTGTTGAAAAACAAAAGGATTTAGATCTCCAAGATATATACCCAAATTTGGTAAAACTTTCTCGGTTATCATTTTATATCTCCTTGAAGTTCCATCATTTCAGTAGCACTTCTCACAATACTTGCCTGTGTAATTCTCCAATTATCGTAGTATGTATCGTTATTTTCAATGTATGCACCATGTAACTGGTTACCGCTGAATATAACACAGCGGTTTGGTTTTGCTGGAATTATTTCTTTGATTTTGTATTTAGACACATCTACTATTAGGTTAGCACCTTCTCTATTTTCAATTTCTTCATTTTCGTACAGTGCTGTTCCACCATCTGCCACAGCATCTATGTAAATTAATATGTTAACCATATTTCTATCATAATGTGGATGATGTTGCATAGTGTTAGGTAATTTCTGTTTTTTATGCTTAAAAACGTTGAACGCAAGACTTTTTTCCATAGCAACATCGTCCCAGCCTACTAGTCTTCCAACAAGCCTGTTGAGAGGCTCTAACCGGGCATCTATCATTTCTTTAGAAGGTTCCCAATTAGCAAAAGCAGGCCTACAATCATAGTAATCTTTAAAATTTCTACTCCATTTACTCATTTTCCAAGACTCAACAGGCATATTTTCAAATAACGATTGTATCTGGTCTATGTTTGTATAAAAATCATCTATACATACCCAGTCTTCGTAGTAGGATATTTTACTATTAGGATTAAGTGAAAATAATTCTTCAACAACAATAGGAATAGGCATCTTTTTTTCTCTTTCTTTAAAATCCATCTTCGTCTTGATTTGTCAATTTCATCATAATGTTTACAGCATTGACAATTCTAAGTTTGTTTGATGTGTGTTTAGGTGCAGTATGGTCTAACCAACTTGGAAACAATACTATATCACCTTCTTCTGCTTGTACTTGATATCTATCATTAAACATGCTATCAGGCAAGTAATTAATATTTTTTGTAGGCATAGAAGCACGTATCATTTTGTAATTAGGATTAAAGAAAATAGTTCCATCATCTTTGTCTTCTATATGAACAAAATGGGTGAACGCATAGTTAATATTTGTTGACCCGCCCATATGATCATGCATCCATTCTTCTTCATTATTAGTAGTAAAATTGTACCAACCTTTTAATTTTATATCCCACGGTTGTTTCATATCGAAACCTATTTCTGACAGCATAGATTTTACATCATCAGTATATCTGTCATATATGTACGGCCAATGTATCATTGCACCAGTACCTGGTAAGTAATCTGTATAAATCTGTTGTAGTCCACCGTTTGGTCCAAGTTCTTGAAATTTAGGATACACATGCTTCATTAGATAATCTTTTATCTCATCATGCTTAGTAGCCTTCATTTTATAAATGTAAAACGGAAAAGGATTAATTTTTTCTATCATGATGTTACAACATTCTTAAATAAAAATTCATTTGGATTTCCTATAGTAAGATTCATAGCTATTGTTGCTCTAACGGTTTTGCTACGTTGGTATTCTACACTATGTCTTAAATATGACGGGAAAAATATTATATCTCCTTCAGCAACAGTGGGAGAATAATAACCTTTTTGCCAATCTGTTGGCATATCCTCTCCATTGCAAGGATGCATATTTCTCAAATAAGTATGATGAATAGGATTGTAGAAAATAGTAGGCTTGTGTTCAGCAGGATCATAAATTAAATAATGTATAGCACTGTAAACAACTCCAGGAAATCCTCCCATGTGGTCGTGTTCTTCTTGGCTACTTCCTTCTATACCTACATTGTACCATAAATCAACATCAGTTACCCATTTTTTATTCTGATTAAAGCCAGCTTTTTTTTGGAAATTTACAATGGTACTATTATAGTATTCTATCCATTCTGGACCTAATTTTTCTAAACCTCCAAAATAATCACTATATAGATTTAGTCCTACATTGTTAGGCCCCGGCAAGGCTTCTAATTTAGGCATCACATCTTTTAAAAATTTTTCTTTTACTTCTTTGTGATTAGGCAAAGTTGTTTTGTAAATAGGAATTTCAAATGCGCTAGATTTTATTATCATTAGTTGCTCCAACTAGATTTTACTGACAAAATAGATGACAATTCTTGGAATTGTGCATTATTAATAAAAAAAAGTAACGAGTATCTAGGTAATGTTTTTACCTTGTAACTGTTAGGTCTATGCCATTGTGTTGCATCGTATGCTACTAGCCTGTTGAACTTGTTTCCAACATTTATAGTTTCAGAAAATTGCGATCTGTTATTTTTTAAATCTTTTAAGTATTGATCAGTAACATTTTTTTTAAGATTTAATTCTTTGCGGGATTTGTAATCCTCTGCTTCAAAGTCTTTAGATAATGTTTTATCAAAAATACTTGTACCTGTGCTCATGTTAGGTTCTTCATCATTAAGATATACTAATCCTGCAAAATCAATATCGTCATTATGAATCCAACCGCAGTTGGCTTCGTCTACATTATAAAGATCGTTTTTATGAAATCTAACATCTATCTCAAATTTACTTAAACCATAAAACACTTTGTCGGCTATATTCTTTGCAAAAAACTTCGCAAATTCAACAGCTAATGTATTGTTAATTTGTAATAAATTATCAGTTCTCAACCCAGGCCATGCCTCGTTATTATGGTATTCTAACGAGTTTCCTAGATCAATTATAGGCTGTATATCATTGAAAAAATCATCAATAACGTGTGTAGAATTTCTGTATATATCCATACTATTACTTATTTTCCAAAGTTAAGTGATACAATGATAATGACTGTATAAGTACAGTATGAAACATGAACTAGCTCATCCAATGGAACGAATATCTTTATGGCCAACTTATATGTTTAGGTATAGGTATAGAGATTGGCCTTATGATAAGAAAAAATTAGTAGACTGTATAAGAGAAGAAGAAAAAAAGCAAGAAAAAGACATTGATAGTGATGTTGCTCTAGGAGTCAAAACAGCTGGATTAAAAGAAAGCAAATTTGATTTCCTAAAAAAAGAAAACGAATATCCTATTTTAAAAAAATATAATGAATTCTTTAGTGAGGCTTTAGCAAACGTTGTTTTACATGCGTTACCTAGTGCAGACCAAAGATTAGCATTACCTCCTCATATAAAAGTAGTCAATCCTATAATATTTGAATCATGGTATCATGTTACTAATTCAAGTGGAGCGCATGGTGTCCATTGTCATCCAGGATCTAGTTGGGCAGGAATTTTTTATGTTCAGACATCAGAATGCAAAAAACTTAACGGAGTAAATCGTTGGTTTAATATAGATTCTAATCGCGGACCGGGAGACTTAGGAAGCTATTGGTGGAACACTGATAGCGTATATGGGTTTGAACCCGAAGAAGGAACACTAATACTTTTTCCTTCTTGGCTTTGGCACGAAGCTACGTCATACATAGGTAAAGAAGATAGAATATGTATAGCTTTTAATAGTGTAATTACTGACCCTAGCGATACCGTCCTAGTTGGAGACGCTTAGTGATTAACGTGTATGATGAATTTTTAGGTGTCTCAGTAAGACAGGCTATATTTAAACAATGTCACAAATTATACTATATGATGGGCGAGTTAGATCGAGAAGATTGTCCACCGACAGGAATGATAAGCGAATTGAAATCTGACGATATGGTTTTACCAGAAATTATATCTGAAAAATTAAATCGTCCTGTTTCGTCTTTAATACGATTTTATGTAAATTATTATGCACCTGGAGAAACTCCCTATTTTCATGATGATGGTGATTGTATTACTTGTTTGTACTACCCTAATGTTATAGATGATATCGATCAAGGTGGAGAAACTCAATTTTTGTTAGATAATAAGATCTCAGCTGTGCCACATGTACCAGATAGACTGATAGAATTTGATGGAAAAATACCTCACAAAGCAACTAGTTTTAGAGATACTTATAGATTTACAATAGCAGCAAAATACACAAGAAAGTTTGGTGAATAATATGAATAAGTTCCTTTGGAAAATTACTGATACGTGTATAGATTATACTCCAGTTACAATTATAAAAAATGCTATTACTAAAAAACAGGCAAACGAAATTGCAGAACAGGTAATAGAATACAGTAAAACAGATCACAGCAAACAATTCCAAGAATTTAATCAAGACAACAATCCTGGCACTTGGAGGGGGTTTCCACTAGTAGCCCCAGACGATGTACCAGGATTAACAAGAGAAAACAAAGAACTTATTCAATCAACAATAATGGAAGCTGGTAGGCATTACCAAGCAAGCTGGCCAGCAGCGCCTGAAATAAAAGTAACAACTTGGCAACGTAGTATTTTTAATGAAAATGATGTAGATGTAAGTGTATGGTTTAATATAAACCAAAAAGGTTCTGCAAATATGATACATGCACACCACGGAGCATATTATAGCGGCGTGTTTTATTTCCAAGCAGAAGGTACAGGAAATATTAGATTATATCCTGATAATTTTTTGACTGGAAATACACATCCTATGTGGCCGTACAAAGGAACAATGACACATGAACCAGAAGATGGCGATTTATTATTATTTCCTGGCCATCTACAACACGATGTAGAAGCAAATCCAAACGAAATACCTAGAGTCAACTGTGCTTTTAATGTAGGACTAGTACCTAGAAACGATATAGTCATGGAAAGAAAAGCGGCATCTGTTCCTAATTGATACGATAAATATACTAGTATACCAAGGAATTATATAAATGGCAGATCAAGCACCAGTTGTAGGTAGAATACGGATAATACCAAGACCTAGCGATTTTCTAGATCGTCAAGTAGGAAATAGTGGTGAAGTATTCTTTGACAAACAATCAAAAAGTTTAAGAGTCTACAGCGGTGATGACCAAGGTGGATTCAAGCTTCTTACACCCGACAATGTAACAAACGAATTATATCAATCTGGAATTTCTACTGTAACTTATAATATTACTGTAGGCACAGATCCTGACGGTATAGAATCAGGAAACAAATACTTTATAGATAATGTTTACAAACCGGAACTAAATTTGGTTGTAGGATACACTTATGTATTTGTTCAAGATGATCAAACTAACGAATATTTTCCTAATCCCGACGGCGGAACTAATAATCAACATCCCTTAAATTTTAGTTCAGATAATTTAAATGGTTCTTTAGGTGGAGGAACTAGTTACACAGATAATATAATTTATAGACTGGATGGTAAGGAAGTAACCCAAGCAAAATATTGGGAAAATTTTGCAACAAGCACAAATAGAAGTGTACAGATAACAATTACCAGTTCAACACCTAAAACATTATATTATTGGTGTCAACAACACCTTAACATGGGAAATACTATAAACATTGCGAATCCGGGTACAGGTGCTGGAGGAGGAACAACTGTTGATGTTAGTGAAACAGCACCAGATTCTCCAACAGCTGGAAACATTTGGTTTAATTCTACAAATGGTAAAATATATGTCTATGTTGATGACGGTGATAGTCAGCAATGGGTACAACCAGTTATACCAGGAGTAGGTCAAGCTGGCGAACAAGGCATAATTAATGCATTTTCATCAATAAAACTATCTGACAGTTCTCAAATGGATGCAGTTGGACAAGATACAATTACATTTGTAGACGGTCCTGGTATTGAAATTACCAATGACAGTACAAACAATACTATAATAATTAGTGCAACCGGCGGTGGCGGTGGCGCAGGAGGTGTAGATCTTACAGCATTTAGTGTTGGAGCAGAAGGTGCAGCTTCAGGAGATGGCGGTATTGCATATGATAATTTGACAGGAGTGTTTACTTATACTCCACCGGATTTAAGTTCTTATCTGACTAGTATATCAGGATTAAACATAAGTTCACTTAACAATGACAGTGGATTTATAACTAGTGCAAACCAAACTTTAGATGATGTAACCACAGCCGGCGCAACAACTACAAATAACATTTCAGTAGGCAGTGTTACTGCAACCTCTTTTAGTACAACAGGAAATTTAACTCTAGGAGGTGACATTGTTACAACAGGGTCTGGCACTCCTGAAATAACATCAGACAATGAAATATTATTAACAGCATCTACAAGAACAGTAATCCAAAATACACCATTCAAAGTAGCAGAATTTCTTACACTTGCTAGAGATGGATTAATTGCACAAAATGGCGATATAATTTATAACGGAGATACAAATACATTTCAAGGATATGCAAATGGTGTTTGGGTTGACTTAAACTAGGATCTAAGATGGCTGAAAAATATTATCAACTAGGCACACATACTACCGAACAGTGGCAAGAATTACACGCAGAATTAATTGCAGATGGTAATCTATATGAAGCGGTTCCTGTTAGACAGGTTAGTGTAGATGATGAAAAACTGCACAGTCCAACACGTGGAACATATCTGCTAACTGTTGAAGAAGCAGAAGAACTTAAAAAAGATCCAAGAGTTAAATTTATTAACATTGATTACTCAAAATATGAAGAATTTAAACCTCCAAAAAATGAATTGCAAATGACTAGACCTGCTCTAGTAAATAGGTATTCGTCTACAGTTAGACATTATAGAGAATTTGAAACTTCTAATACTTTACCTGTAGCACCAGGAGCAGCAGAAATTAATAGAACCGGTTATCAAATTCTAAGACTACAACAAACTACGCAGGCAGATCCTTGGATTGATGGAGCACTTGCAGATAATGATGTTGTCAGTCAAGCCATACAAGCAAGAGGTTCAGGAAAAAATGTTGATGTTGTTGTTGCAGACGAAGGATGTTGGTTAGGACATCCAGAATTTCAAAATGATCCAGTACTGGCATCAGATGGTGAAACAGCTATAGAATTACCTGCAGATTTTGGAGGCAACGTATTGCCCGGCAATGGAACCTGCACAGTTTTAGATTTAGTATTAGACGCTCCTTACTACATAGATCCTGATTGGTTTAATGCTGATCCAGATAACAGACTTACAACTAGATGGGACGGTACAACTGTTCCAGTAGAAAATGTTGCACTAGCTTGGTGGGCAAATGGATTACAAAGAAGTTCACAGTTTGCTAGTGAAGGAACAGTAAGCATACCAGCAAGTTATACACGGCAAAATGTTAGCGGAAGTAACAGTTCTCAACCAACAGGTTTAGACGGAGAACACGGAACACCCTGCGGCGCATTAACATACGGAAGAACACAAGGTTGGGCATACAATGCTAACAAATGGATGTTAGATCTTTATGGAGATTATGGTAGTGGAATTGAAGCAGGTTTTGATCTTACAAAATTATTCCATCAATTGAAACCAAAAAATTCTGCATATGACAAACAAGATCCAACAGTTATGTCAAACAGTTGGGGATATCGTGCTAACAAAGATCCTTTCGGAAGCACGTATTATTATACACATCGTGCAAGTTCTAATGTATCATATACAACTGAAAACGGTATTGCTTGGTTAAGTCACATGGGAACACAGGGCGATGGCGGACGTTGGAAAAGTGAAATGAAAACAAATTCACTAACAACAGCACTTGATGAATTAATTGACAGCGGCGTCATATTTGTTTGTGCAGCTGGTAACAGTAACCAAAAATGTGTAAATGATGGACATCCAGATTTTGACAATTACATTACACAAACAGATGGAGGAAATTTAGCAGATAGCTCATTTACTGAATTTGGTGTAGAAGTTTTTGGAACAACTAATCGTAGAGGATTTCCTCAACAAGGTGGAAAATTTACAGATACAGATGGCGTTATAAAATATAAAACTATTAACATAGGAGCATTAGACGATGACTATGTTAATGGGTTAGAGGGAAAAGTAGATTACAGCGACCGCGGAGAAGGTATGGATTGTTATACTCCTGCAGATGGAACTCTTGCAGCAAATAAATCTTACACCAATGAAGGTCCTAGGGTTGATACATATGCCAATTTTGATTATGGACCCGGAGCATACGATTGTGCCTTTGGCGGTACAAGTGCAGCTTGTCCAGTAGCTGCAGGTTTTATTGCTACAGTTATAGAACATAACAGAGATTGGACCTGGAGAGAAATTAAAGATTGGATTAATTCTTTAGATAGCATTCCAGGTACAGATTTTTACTACGGTGTAGAATCAACTACTCCTAATGCAGCTAATTGGACTGATTATGAAAGTTTAGAAGGTGGTATTCCGAGAGTTTTATATCAAAACAATTATGATTCAAGATTTGTAATAGGTTCAAGGACAGTTGCTTCTAATTTATCATTAGGCGGAGCATTTACTCTGAGAACAAACAAATAAATATAATGAGAGGTATACAATGGCTTTAAATTTTCCACAAAATCCGCAAGTTGATGACACTTACACAGAAGGTGGCACTACGTGGAAATATGACGGCGTAGCATGGAACATTGACTCATCCTTATCTGCTGTAACCGTATTTCAAAAATTTAGAGCAGACAGTGGTGTAGCAACACCTACAACACTTTTAGACACATTAAATATTTCAGGCGGCGCAAATGTTACTACTACAGTATCTGGAAAAACTCTAACAATTTCAAGTGTGGGTGGCGGATTAACACAAAATGTTTTTGATACTATTACTGCTGACGAAGGTTCAACCACAGCTGCTAGTATAAATGATACATTAAATATACTAGGAGGCACAAACATTGCTACCAGTATCGCAACAGATACAGATAATGTAACAATAAATTTACAAAGTTTTTCAATAGATTTTTTATCAGACGTTGATACAACAAGTTCTGCTCCTACAACTGGACAAGTTTTAAAGTGGGATGGTGGAAAATGGGCACCGGGTGTAGATGCTACTTCCGGCGGTGCAGGCACCGATGCTGATACACTAGATGGATTTGATGGGGCTTACTATCTTGACTATAACAATCTTAATAACACTCCTGCAATATTAACACTTTCAAGTTTGAGTGTAGGTGTTGAGAATACTCCTAGTGGTAATGGTGCTATAAGTTACGATAGTGCAACTGGGGTTTTTAAATTTACTCCTCCTACAGCTGCAGGTATAGGTGCGTTAACAGAAGAAGTTAATGATCTTACAGCGTCAGTTACTTGGGCTAATGTTCCTGATGGTAATATTACTGAATCAAGTGTAACGCAACACCAAGCAGCTATAAGTATTACAGAAAGTCAAATATCGGATTTACAATCTTATCTTACTAGTATATCAGCTAGTGATTTAAACACTATTAGCATTGATGCCTTAAGTGATGTTGATACAACCACAGCAGCCCCTAGTAATAATCAAGTTTTGGCATGGAATGGTAGTGCATGGGTACCGGCAGATCCTGCAGAAGGTGGTGGTGGTGGCGACCCTGATCAAAACATATGGCAAAATATTTCAGGTGATAGCGGTACTGTAACAGCAAACACAACTACAGATACATTAACTATTGAAGGCGGAACCAATATAACAACAAGCGCCGCTAATGATACTATTACAATTGACTTTAGTGGAACACTAGGATCATCTACATTCTCTGGTTTAACAGATGTAACTACTGCTAGTTTAGATGTTTCAAAAATTTATATGCCTGCTATTGCAATGCTTACTGTAGACAATGATGGTACAACTGCATATACTTTCAATAGTCATTATAGCGGAAACAATCCAACTTTATATGCATTGTCAGGAACAACTATTGCATTTGATCTATCAAATGCAGCAGGACATCCATTTGAGATACAAAATCCTAGTAGTAATCCTTATAATATAGGACTTGTACATGTTGATACAGACGGAACTGTATCTACAGGGTCTAACGCACAAGGAAAATCATCAGGAGTATTATATTGGCAAATTCCAGAAACAATTAGTGGCACATATAGGTACCAATGTCAATCGCATATTTCAATGGTCGGTGGCATTTTTATTAAACGTTTATCAGTAATTTAAAATAAGGTTTCTAATTTAGTTCTCAATTCAACTAAACGTTCTACATTATCTCTATTTCTTTTAGGATCAATATATCCATTATTATATGAACTATGACCTTCATCTATAAGATTTATCTGTTGTTGGAAATCTTTTAAATATATTTCAAATTGTTTTTTTACATTTTGATTTTGCATTTTTTCTATTGCAATTTTATATCTTTCAAAATCTTGTTTTATTTTACTTTGTTGAGACAATTTTTTAATCATTAGAATGCTTCCGGCTTTAAAATAATGTGCTGATCATTTTCAGTTGATGCGCAAGCTATGTGTAAACTAGATTCAGATTTTCTAGCTTCAAAGCTACAAGGTTGTAATTTAGGACAATGCCATACTTGTCCTTCTTTTATTTCTGCTTGTAAAATATTACCAGTTTTTGTATCAATCCATTTTACTAAAAATTCTCCAACACTAATAAAGAATGTTTTGTCAGTATCACTGTTAAAAAAGAAAGGTGTTTTACTTCCTATCTGATTGAAGTAAAAAATTTTACCACAATAATCTTTTGTGTTTGCCCAAATTAATTCATAGCCCCAGTCGTGTTTAATAACGTTATTGTTTTTTTGATCGTTCATAATTAATCCAACAAGTCTATTAATTTAAATACAGTTTCCAGTTTAGTTTGATTTATTTTATTTGTTAGTGTATTTCGTAAACCGTGATGTAATGGTTTAGGCCATTTACCAAAACTTACCCAAGCGTATCCGTCGTGTTCTTTATTAAGTGTTGGTAAAAATTCTTTTTCTATCACACATAGATAGGTATGAAAATGAAATTTTGAATCATTAGAAATAAATGTTTCTAAAGGAATTGTTTTTTTAATAGGAGTATCACCAATTTCTTCTGATATTTCTCTTTTTAAACTTTCCCAAGGAGTCTCTTTGCCTTCATTAGTTCCACCGACTAAACCCCAAAGATTATTTTGTTTGCCCTGTGTACGATGTAAGAACAGAAATCTACGGGTGTCAAGTGAATAAAAAAGAGCTCCGCTGCAAATAATATTGTTCATACTATTAATTATGCTTAAAATTAGTTAGATATGTTTGATATGGATTTAGTATTTTAGACGCCAAGATCCATGTGGATATTCGCCTTCAAAGGATAAGATCCACTCACCGCTATCCCATTTGTATTGTATGCCTGTATTTAGATTAGTTGTGTAAACTGTATCTGTGCTCGAACTACTATCAAATACCACATGCCATTTAGATCCGTCCCATTCAACTATGTCGTTTTCTCCAGCAATGAAATCAGTTCCGTCTGTGTTTTTCCAATCATCTGCACCATCTACATTTATTTCGTCACCAATACCTGAGCCTAGAAGAAGTATTCTAGTTCCTGTTGTTCTAAGAGATACAGGACTAGTTTTTGTCGGATCTATAATATAACTTATTTTATTTGCATCGCCTGTTGGTCCAGTAATTACCGTATCACTAGGTATAGTATCACTGTCCCAATTTACAATTAATTCAGTAGGATCGTTTGAGTTAATAGCAACTGTTCCTGAGATTTCATTGTCTACATCTTTTCTTTTTAATCTTAATTCTGTTATACCCGCTTCAAATACCTCAGGGAATGCTTTTATGTATGCTTCCCATAGCACACTACCAACCACACCATTTTTAATAATTTTTGCTGTGTTTGTCATTACTAATAAATCATAATCTCTATAAGAATTAGAAATAACAGTAGCTGCATCTTGTCTAAACAAGTCTTTGTTAGACTGCCTTGTATCTATAGAACCAGTAGGTGTTATAGATACATTAGTTCTTACATCTGCATTAGGAACAGCAACACCTTCAGCAGCATCACTTACTTGTCCTTGTGGTCTACTTAGATCTAACTCAATAGTTCCTTTGCTTTCATCGTATATACTCTGTACAATACTGGTCACTACACCTAAACGTTTTACTTTTGTAGGTGGAGAAATATATATAGGTGTTTTAAATCCTAGAGTAGCAATATCTATTTCGCTCTCAGTTCCAACAGGAATACTTCTACCACTAAAATTAATAGTATCTAAATTAACAACACTTAAACTGGTCCAATCTACATAATTATCTGTGGTTTGGATTTCTAAACTTGGATTAAACAGCATTAAAATCTGTTCCATAATTTGTAATTTTTGATCGGTGTTAGTAGTCCACATGTCAACATTTAAACTCAATGTGTATGGTGTTGGCATAAGTCTTTCTACAGTGTAATTTTTACCTTCTGTGTTAAGGTATTCTTGTCCATTAGCATCATAAGCACGTTCACGTATGTTCAACTTATTAACATAGCTTGAATCAGCAAGCCTTGTTGTATCCATTTCGAGACCGGTTACATATACAGCCATTCTTGGCGCACTTGGTATTTTGTTTTCTGAATTGTCTCTTAATATATGACCCACTTGACGAGTTATGTCACCATACATGACTGGAACTTCAGTAAGGTTGCCATTTCCATCTTTGTAAGAAAAATTACTCATTAATCTTACAATTTGGGTAATGTAACGTCTTATTTGTCCATCATAAAAGTGTTGCATTAGTTATCTGCCTTAGGTCTAAGTGCTTGTGACAGACTTTGTCTTTCCTGCACATTTTCACCACCAATTTCATTAGTATTAGTATTATTAACAAATGTACCTTTTTGATGACTTCTTGTGTTTGTGTTTGTTAGCGTCATACGTACTGAATCTTCTTGTTTCACCCACCGTGTACCATCATATCTAAACAATCTATTTGGCATAAAATCTGTCCTTAGGAAAAAATCACCTTCTACACTACCTGTTGGAAAACTTAATCCATGTCCGAATGCTTCACCATTACCTGGTATTCCGTCACCTAACAAATAACCTTGATATCCTTCTCTATCAGGAGTTTGCATTACTCTGTCTGCTAATTCATTCTGAGTGCTTGCATCAAGTGTATTTGTATCTGTAGTAACTAATTCTACTTCTCCATTGTCGTCTGTTTGAAGTGTAAAGAAATGACTGGTGTCATAACCTGATTTAGCTGCATCAGCTTCTGCTTGTTGTACTACAGCATTGTTTATTTGCATTTCTTTTTCGTATGTAGAAAGAAGATCACGTAAAGTGTTTCCCCCCGGGTTATCTGCTTCTGCAGGTAGGTCAAGTATTTCTTTAAATTCTTGACTATCAACTATCTGTTTTAATTTTATTCTATACAAATGCGGATACCAAGTTGGTGAAAATCCTTCGGCTGCTCTGTTTACATCTTCAACAACATAGTATCTTTTAAGTGCAACGGTGTAATCATTTAGAGCATATTCATCTTTTAGATGAGGTAATTCTATTACATCTCCCGGCATAATTTTTCTGCCAAGTGTTTTTACGCTCGAGTTAATATGTATGGTCATAAACAGTGTGTCATTTGATAAAAACAGCCCAAACTGACTCATGTTAAAGTCTATATCTTGTACATTGTAAATACCACGCATACTGTAAATATCAGGATCGTATTTGCGATCACGATTTTCCATAAACAACATGTCTTGAATGTTTGTCTCTTTTACAGCATCATAACGGGGCTGATCAGCAGTAGCATCTGCTTCGTCTGGATTTTTTGGACCTAAATATTTGTGTACAAAGACGTCTGTGCCGCCCACAGTGAACATTTCATAGATTCGCTTGTCTATGAATTCGTAGTCTTTGCCTTTCTCTGGTTTGTATAAAGATAATCTTGGCATATACATATTTAGCGTAAGATAAATACTTGTGGAGAACTTTTCGTAT